AAAATCAGCAAGAAGATCTCTTAACATTCTTTTTCAAGAGTGGGGTAACAGAGGTTTACACTATTGGGAAATAGGCGATACGAATATTGATCTAATTGAAGGTCAAGCAGAGTATGCTTTTTTTAGATCTAGTGCTGATGGCACTTCAGCTGTGACTGTTGGAGGCACAAGTGGCTCTAGCACGTTTGGTTTAGCTGATGTATTAGAGGCAACATTTAGACAAAACAGAACACAAACAACACAATCTGATTCTGCTTTAACTAAAATAGATAGATCAACATATTCAGCTATTGCTAATAAATTAACAAAAGGCACACCAGCTCAATACTTTGTCCAAAGATTTATTGATAAAGTTACAGTCACTTTATACCCAACACCAGATTCATCAGCAGCATCAAAAGATGTGCACATTAATTTTGTTAAAAGAATACAAGACGCAGACTCTACATATACAGATGCAACAGACGTTCCATTTAGATTTGTGCCTTGTATGGTATCAGGATTAGCATTTTATTTAGCACAAAAGTATGCACCAGACAGAGTTCAAGCATTAAAACTATATTATGAAGACGAGTTAGCAAGAGCGTTAGCAGAGGATGGTTCTTCTACAAGCACTCACATAACTCCGAAAAACTATTACCCGAGTATTTAATTATGCCAAAATATGCAAAAGCAATATCAGATAGATCAGGACTTGAGTTTCCATACGATGAGATGGTTACAGAGTGGAATGGTTCTTTTGTTCACATATCTGAGTATGAAGAAAAACATCCACAGTTAGAACTTAGAGCTAACAGAGGAGCAGAACAACAAGGTCTAAGAAATGCTAGACCTCAACGAATAGAAAATGAAGTTTTAATATTATTAAAACCAGATGCTTTTGAAACCATATCAGCTAGTTCTGGAATCATAAACGTAGCAGAACAAGGACACGGTAGATCTACTGGAGATACGGTAAGATTTAGAGGTGCAAGATACACAACATCAGACCCAGATGGTTTCAAAAATCCAAAAGATTTTGATGGTATTACAGGATCAAATATAGCAAAAGCTGCTGGTTACTCGATTACTGTTGGTAAAAGAGATTCTAGCGGAAATATTGCAAACACAGAAAATTTCTACCACTTTACTGTAGACACAGATACTGCTACAACTGGTGGAATATCAGGAGGAGGAATAGGTTGCTCATCAGGACCAGTGACCTTAACAGCATAATATGGCAGGATTAAGCGCATCAGGATTAAAGACACAGATAAGAAGTTACACTGAAGTTAGCTCTACAGTTCTTTCTGATTCTGTTTTAGAGAATATTATTTTAAATGCTCAATATAGAATTTTTAGAGATGTGCCTATTGATGCAGATAGAAAAACAGCCACAGGTAATTTTACATCTGGAACAGGCACTGTAACAGTGCCAGCAGGTGCTGTGTTTATCAGAGCGGTTCAAGTCTATACCGCAACTGGATCTACGTTTACAGGTGCTAATACTTATCTAGAAAAAAGAGATATAACATTTTTAGAAGAATATATTTCAGCAACTACATCTACTGGAACACCAAAATATTACGCAATGTTAGACACAGGAGCAACTGGAGAGAGCTCATCAAACTCTGGATCTATAATTGTATCACCAACACCAAGTGCAACTTTTGCATACAAAATACACTACAATGCAATACCAGCTTTATTGGAAAATAATGACACTAATTATATTAGTTTAAATTTTCCAAATGGTCTGCTATATTGTTGTCTAGCAGAGACGTATGGTTTTTTAAAAGGACCTGCA